AACGTATCCTTCCTTCCCAGTCGCAAGAATCGAACTTGCAGGTAGCTAACCCCTGATTCCATCAGCACGCCACATTTGGTCACTATACCTTGTTCTGCGTAGAAGTCAAGTATTATTTTAATCGAGTAACATTTCCATCTTCCAACAGAAAGCCATAACCGCTCACATCTTCTACCTTGCGCAAATAGGTTTGTGTTACTTGTTCGGGTATCGTTTCGCCTTTTTCAAGATTAAGCAATCTTCGCAATAGTTCGATCTTGTTCTTTTCTTCTGCTTTGGTTGCGATGCTGACCACGCCAGCGGATGTTATTTTATATCGAAGGCCGCGCGCTCTTGCGTGGGCGTAGGCATATTGTGCGGCCTGAGTGCCTGTGGGGATGGTTACGGGGTTAGCTTCGGTAAGTTCTTCCAAGGCAATGAACACCCGAGCGCGAAGCGGGATATCGCCGTCTTTTGTCAACGTCACTTTACCGTTTCGTATTGAGCACTTTTTTCCAATAGACGAAATGTATGTATACGCATAATTCGCTGCCTGTGCGCTGCAAGGAATCTGTACAGGGTTATCTTCCGTAAGCTCTTCTAGTATTTGTAGTACCTGCGCGCGAAGCGATAGTGGTTCAGCAAGCGATACCTTCCCGTCCTTAATTCGATACCGGATACCCATTTGTCTTGCGTGGGCATAGGCGTACTGGGCAGCCAAGTTTCCGCTAGGAATCGTTACTGGATTATCTGGTGTTATTTTTTCTAGTGCTTTCTCTACCTGCCCACGGAGCGACAACCTCTTTGTTAGATTCGTAACCCGCACAAAGCTTTCTGAACCTCGGTAGGTAATGAGTGTTCCGTATGTGTTTCCTGTTTCCTGCTCTATTTCCCGTAGTTCCTCTGTAATAACGCTAAGATACCCTCTGATTTCGATGGAGGTTCCTGGTGCTAGTTCTTTTATGCTGCTGCGGTCGTTTTGGTTCATGTGGTGTTTACCTTTGTGTGTCAATTAGGTGTTTGTATACGTGCCGGGAGGTATAGATATCTTAGGCACTAGATAAACAGTATTCTTCCGTATACTAAACTTTCTTCCCACTTTTTTACTGTGTTCCCTGACAAAATAAGCTGCCTGCTTTCCGGCAGGAATCTGCACGGGATTATCCTCTGTGATATGTGACAATATCTCCAGAACCTGAGTACGTAGGGAGCACGGTAGCGATAGTGTATTGGTCACACGAACAAAGATTTCCGCACCATGGCATACAGTGCGTGTTTTATATCTGCTTCCGGTTTCATGCTCTATCTCTCTAAGCTCTTTTCTAATGGTACTAAGATAGCCAGGAATTTCGATAAAAGCTCCTGGGGGTAATTCTTTTATCCTGTTTCGACACGCTTGATTCATTTTATGCAATCCGCCAAACACGTAACCGACCATCATCCTGTTTCCTTGTTGCGAATCTTTTCCTAGCACTTGCCGCATAGGTGTGGGCATACCGCTGAGCCTCTGCGTAGAGATGCGGCGCTATTAGGGTACTTTCCCCAACAGCCAGTAACTTAAACAGCGGAAATTTACCAGTACCCTCGGGCACAGCAATGTTTTTATCTATCATCTTGTCTCCTATAGTTTAAGTGTGTAAATAGATACTATAACATAAATCTGCCAAATAAAACAAATTACTTCCACCATTTTTAAGTTTCTCTGTCAAAAGTAAGTCGGATTTTGGTTCAATTGGTGGTGTTTTAAGCGTTTTAAGTACGGTACTTAGCCCAAAAAGCGACAATTGCCTATTATAATCAACAGTGTGCTTAAGTAATCGCAGATTTAAGCACGTCTAAAAACTTTCGATAAGGACAGTACAATAAAAATAATAAACATGTGATGCAAGTGTGTTGTTGTATTTTTACCTTTTTATTTTTATTACGTCCCTTCTTATATATATTATTATTATTATTAATTATTGGTTATATCTTTACCCTTAGAGTAGGCATGTCTTTGATTTTAAATGGAAATTTTTACTTAAATTTCTGCACAGAAAAACTAGCGCCAAGTTAAAAAATGAGATGTATTTGATTTTAAAGGTAAATATTCAAGTAAGTGGACACATAACTTTGAGTTTGTGGCCAACTTTTAAGTAATCACACGCGCCTTTGTGGGCAATTGGCGGAAAAGACAAATATCAGGTATTCTGTGTGTTTTATGGGCACAGGTTATGGCCGAAACAACAGGAAAAAAGAAGCTGACTACGAAGGAAAGGAGATTCGTTGAGGAGTATTTGATCGATTTCAATGGAACCGCTGCTGCTATTCGTGCCGGATATAGTGAAAAAACAGCGGCAACCATTGCTAGCCAGAACTTAAGAAAACTGTACATCCAGGCAGAAATACAAAGAAGTTTGAAAGACTTGACAGATAAAACAGACATCACGAAAGAACGCATACTTATTGAGATGCGTCGATTAGCTTTGTTCGATGTGCGCACGTTGTACGATGAGGACGGCAATCCTTTGCCTGTACATAAATTAAGCGATGACGCAGCCGCCGCGATCAACGGCCTGGATGTTGTCTCTGTGGGCAATGCGGAGGTTGGCGTAGGGCAGGTAATGAAGTACAAAATACCAGATAAAAACAAAGCATTAGAGTCACTAGCCAAAATACTTGGTTATCTTGATCGAACAACAGAGTTAGAGCGATTGCAGGCAGAGAAACTGAAGAGGGAACTGGCCGCACAACATGGAGAGGATGATCCATTTGTACCCGCTAACATAACCATTCAAGCCTATGACGCAAGTAACGGTTAGGGCAACTATCCCACAAGCTCGGTTCTTGTCCATGCCGCACAAGTTCCGCGCGTATGTGGCTGGGTATCGTGGCGGCAAGACCTACGCCGGGAGCATGGCCCGATGCATCCATCACCTAAAGTTTGGGCGGATCAATTCGGGATATTTTGCCCCTACCTACTCGCACATCCGGGATATTTTCTATCCGACCATTGAGGAAGTGGCGTTTAACTTTGGGCTCAAGGTGGAGATAAGGACTTCCGATAAAGAGGTTCACTATTTCCGCGCAGGAAGGCAAATTGGAACCACAATTTGCCGGTCAATGGATAATCCTGGGCGAATAGTTGGGTTCAAGATTGGCGATGGCATGATTGATGAGTTTGACGTTATGCCGCTTGACAAGGCCCTGTATGCATGGCGCAAGATCATTGCCCGGATGAGCTACAAACAAGACGGGCTGCGTAACGGTTTGGACATCACCACAACACCAGAAGGGTTTTTAGCGACACATAAACTGTTCGTCGAGGAACCCAATAAAAAACCAGAATTGCGAGAGAACTACGGCCTGATTCAAGCCAGCACCTACGACAATGCAGCGAACCTGCCGGATGACTATATTCCATCTCTTCTCGAAGCCTACACGCCCGAGCTTGTCCTAGCTTATGTCAACGGGCAGTTTGTCAACCTAAAATCTGGCACAGTCTATCGGTACTACAATCGAGTCGCGCACAATTCCATTGAGAGGGTAAAACCAACCGGTGAGAAGTTGATTATAGGTATGGACTTTAACGTCCAAAAGATGGCGGCCTGTGTCTTCGTGGAACGCGGGGAGACGTGGCACCAGGTAGCGGAGCTAAAAGAATTGTTTGACACGCCGGATATGATTCGTGTGCTGAATGAAAGGTACCCAGCAAAAACATTTAGAAGAATCGTATATCCGGACGCCAGCGGCGGAAGCCGGGATTCCGGGAACGCAGCGACTACCGATCTGCACCAATTGAGGCTGGCCGGTTTTGAGGTTAGGTCGCACGCATCAAACCCATACGTTAAGGATCGAGTGAACGCAGTGAACCATGCATTTTCGAAAGGAAAACTGTTTGTCAATGCCGCAGAATGCCCGGTAACGGCGGGGTGTCTTGAGAAACAAGCGTATGATGCAAACGGGGAACCGGATAAAAAGAGCGGGTTTGATCACCAATGTGACGCATTTTCTTATCCGGTGGCATACGAAATGCCTATAATCCAATCTTTACGAAAAGTCAGTGTGGGAGGTGGCCTGTGAATTTTTTACATCCGCAATATGAAAAGATGCAGCAACGATGGAAGGATGCGCGAGACGCGGCGGATGGTGAATATGAGGTTCACGCGGCGCGCGAAGAGCATTTACCTCGGCTAAACCAGGAAGACGATTCGGCATACAACCTGCGACTAAAAATGACACCCTGGTTCGGTGCAACGTGGCGAACCATCATCGCCCTGCGAGGGATGATATTCCGCAGACCGCCAGACATTGAAGTACCGGACAACATAGAACCGCTGCTGACGGACATTGATAACGCTGGAACGTCGTTTACGTCCTTTGCCCAAAAAGTAGCGCTTGACGATTTGATCGTTGGCCGTGTTGGTGTGCTGGTGGATTATACGCCGGTCGCAGAAGGTGCAACGGTAGCCGACGCGCAGAACGTGGGCGCAAGGCCATATTTTTGCCTGTATGCAACAGAGAATATCTTGAACTGGGAGTATTCCAGCACGGGCGGAAAGCGGCAATTGTCTCTTGTTCGTTTGCGAGAAGACCCGGCAGGGTACCCGGAAGTGGAATTGAAGGATGGGGAGGAACTGCACAAGGTGTTGGTGCTGGAACAAGGTCAGTACGTCCAATACCTTTATCAAATCAGCACGGCATCCGGAAAAGAAACGATTGTTGGTGGTTGGCCAAGATACCCAAAGCGAAACACGCAGCCGATTCCATTTATTCCGTTTCAGCCGATTGGTGTGGATTCCTTGGAATGCAAGCCAGAAATACCGCCGTTGATGGATTTAATCACAATGAACTATCACCACTACGAGCAGAGTTCCTCGTATGAGCGAGGTTGCTTCCTGTCGGGGTTGCCAACGTTATTCATCTATGGCGATGCTGGTGGGGAGGATGGCGCAAATACCGTGTATCTGGGAGGATCGAAGGCGAACGTATACCCGAATCCACAAACCAAAGCCGAATTCGTAGAAGTTCAAAGTAGCTTTGAGGCTTTGCTTAAGAACATCGAGAAGAAAGAGTTCCAAATGGGTGTGCTTGGCGCCAGGATGCTTGAGCCAAGGAATGCCGGGGTGGAGTCCGGGGAAGCATGGAAGCGCAAACAGGCCGGGGATGAGTCGGTGCTGGTGGATATGTCCACGACGCTTTCCGAAGGTATGACTAATCCTTTGCGCTGGATGGCCTGGTGGCTTGGGCAGGAAGACGATGAAGAAACGAAAGTCGAATTTAACAAAGAGTTTATGCCGCCGAATGTGGATTCCGCGTTGCTTACTTCTTGGATGACAATGTACATTCAAGGCGGGATGAGCTGGAAAACGCTGTTCTATAACCTGGATCGTGCCGGGATGTATCCGCCAGGTACGAAAGAGGAAGACGAAAAGGGAATGATTGAAGAAGGTACGCCGGGAATGGGAACTTTATCGACAGGGGGAAGCAATGGGGGAAGTGATACGGGTACAGTTTCAGGACAGCAAGATAGCGGAAATGGAGAAGGCAACAGCCAAGTTGGATCAGGGGATAGCGGAAGCGATAGACAAAGCTAAGGAAGAGAACCTCCCGGCTGGGTTAGTGGTTGCGCTGCTTCAGGGGCATTTGTTTATTCAAACACAAGAAATGATTGACGATGGCAGGGATTAGTTGATGACAACAATCGCGTATAAAGATGGGGTTATTGCGTGGGACAGCCGAGTGATGGCGAGTAATCTAATTGTAGATGATGACTATGACAAGCATATTGTTATTGCGGATATTCATTTCTTTGTTGCGGGCGCAACAGAATTTAGTGAGGATTTTTGCAATGCATATGCGGCAAGAAGCCCAACAGTGAAAGATATGGAGGTTAGTGCGATTGTGGTGGAGGCGAATGGGAAGCTGTTCAAATCTTCGGTAGAAGAAAGTGGGGGACAGTTTAGAATCTGGCGGTCACCCTACAGGCAGGGCTGTCCGCCATTTGCGGTAGGGAGTGGCCGTGATTTTGCGATTGCCTTTATGGACATGGGACTAACTGCCGAAGAGGCAGTGCAACGTGTTATGAAGTTTGACGCGGCAACCGGGGGCCGGGTTCATACGTTCCAGATACCGGTTGCTGCACAGCACGTCTCAGTATAATGTCAGAAATTAACCCAAAACTTCTCGACAAGATCATCCGCTTCCAGGTCGATCTGCGTAGGCTTGAAGCCAGTGAGCGCAAGAAGATCGAGAAGATTGTCAAGCAGATCGAAAAGGGAGTGCTTGCCCGATTGTCCGGGGAGGAAGTAGTCACGTTCAATAAGCGCAAGTTGTCCGCCCTGCTTACCTCAATCTCGGAACCGGTATCTGAGGCATTTGCCCAAATGCAAGACATGGCGGCTGAAACGTTGGACGGGGTTGCAAAGCTGCAAATAAAGACGGCGGCGGCGAACATTGACGAAGTGTTTATCGGGTATAACGCTGCACTGCCCACGGCTGCGGTGATCTCAGGAATCACGGCCAACACTCTGATTAACGGCGGGCCGCTCGCTGATTGGTGGGCAAAGCAAGAATCTGACACAATCTTCAAGTTTTCTTCCGCGATTAGGCAAGGCATGGTGCTGGGGGAAAATAATCAGCAGATCGTGCGAAGGATTATCGGCACGCGGACACAGCCAGGATTGCTTGACCTTACCCGAAACAATGCCAATGCTTTGGTGCACACAGCAATTCAGACAGTAGCAAACAATGCAAGGCAAGCTGTGTATGAGCAGAACAGCGATGTGATTCAGGCTTTTTCTTGGTTTTCCGCTATGGATTCAAAAGTTTGCCAGCAATGTATGGCGCTGTCCGGCAGAGAATGGAAAAATGATAAAGGCAATACACCCATTGGGCACAGCGTACCGTTCCAATTACCTCCGATTCACTTCAATGATCGATGTGTACTGCTGCCGGTCACTAAAACGTTCAAGCAATTGGGATTAGACTTGCCGAAGCTACCGCCAGGGGAACGCGCCTCATCCCTTGGGCCAATATCAGCGGACACAACCTTTGACGAATACCTTCAGCGTGTGTCTAAAACGCAACAAGATGAAATGTTGGGCAAGGGAAGAGCGGACTTGTTTCGAGAAGGAAAAATC